GTGTCTTATCTAATTCAAAAAATCGTGATTGTTTCATCATTTTGCTTCTGTGTTTTCTGTTTCGGTCTTTAATGTACTGTTCTTCGGTTCGATTGCCTTTACTGTAGTTGCAGTTTGCGCAAGCACTAACGAGGTTATTGAATGAATCGTCGCCGCCTTGCTCGACGGGTGTGAGATGATCGACTGTAGTAGCTTGAGGTATTCCGCAGTAGTAACAGGTGTGGTTATCTCGTCTGAGTATTGCAACTCTTATCTTTCTCCATCTCGAAGTACTACCATTGCGTTTGTTATTCATAACTTATTCAATCATATTACACATCTATATTGATTTAAGAACCCTTGTGTGTTGAAGGGCAGAGAACGGCTTAGTGATAGAACCATTCTCTAATTGAACCCCTGCGGTTTCAGGTTTATCAAACGGAAGCTTTATTTGTTATTCGGCTTAGTCTCGCCATATCATCACAAACGTTTATGCATCTATTAGGAGACTCGTTAATAGAAGATTGTGATGTCGTAACTTCTCGTTATTGTTACACGCTATGCAGATTAGGCATAGATGATTAACGCCCTCTAACGGCGATTAAATTGGCTATCAACCAACCCTAGACTTTAGGTTTAGACTTGGCACTAGCTACCAAGTATGTAACTTATATCAGTAATCGTTGTAGTTGTCTATCCTTGGGTCTTGAATCATATCTTCCACGTATTGCAAATTGTCTTTCATTTGTAAATCACGATCTATTTGATCTTGGTATTCTTCTAGCTTCTTGCGGTCTTCTAAACGTTTCTGATAGCACTTAGCATCACGACATAAGATTTGTTTACTGTTGTCGTAATCGTAATGATAATGCAAATAGATTGCGTTACTCATTTTCACACTCGTGTATCAACTCTTTAGCAATCATTTTGTGACAATCTTTACACCAAATGTATGTAGCCATTATTTGATCCTTTGCATACACGATTTGCAGTAACTTGCATTATATGTCCAACCACCACAACTACAGCATCTAGCGATTAGTTCTAACATATCGTTTCACCGCTTCCCACAAATTAGCCAAACCAAATATAGCCAGTATTGTTCCAGCAAATAATAAACCATCTATGTATCTTTGTTCCATTTGTTGCCCCTGTCTTGACTTAGTGTTTTTTTTCTACTATCTTTCTTGCTTCTTCCATATCATCACGATTGTGGAAGTTTGATGCTTTGTTAAGTAAGTCTTGTGAAATCGACAATCGTAAGACTTGCTCTAGCTTGTAAACTTCTTGTGGTTTCATTTGCCCCCCTTTCTAATCTTATTGTCGCATATACAACGCTAGTAACACCAGAAACATACCGACAAAAGTTAAAAATACTTCCATTTATTTAATTCTCATAATCTTTGCGCATTGTGGAAACGCTCTATGAAATCCTTGCCTTGATACAAGTATCTGTGCCCGACGGAGTTGTTCGGACACAGACGCTTGCGCAGGGTCTCCAGTTCCCCCAACATATTCCCACGATCTGTTATCAAATTGGAACAAGCCACGATATTTGCCTGTCTTGTTAACAGCTTCTGGATTTAGTGACGACTCACAAACGGCTATTTTCCGATAGTCGCTTGGTAGTAGCTCAACGTCACTAAAATATGGGTTTAGCAAAAGTATGTCTAAAATTGGTCTGTTTTCCAATCTGCTGCTGCCATCTCACTTTGTTCGTGAGCTGAGGGAAGTCTAGAAGCACTTAACCAAGCACCAAGGTTGTCAGCAAGTAACTCTTGATTATCTAGTTGATTTTTGACAATGGTGTATGGGGCTGTTTCTAGCTTAGAAAACTCCTGTTCCTTACTTAGGAATTGCAGATATTTCAGTAGTTTCTCTTTATCCCAGTCAGTATAGATACGTTTACAAAGGGAATGCAAGAAGTTTATTTGCTTCTCAGTAGCGATTCTGTATGACCCAAAATAGCCTTGTTCTAAGCCTTGTCCTTGTCCAGATACAGGCGCAGGGGTTTCTGGCTTAATTTTGCCCTCTATGGGCTTTCTAGGGCTATCTGGTGGGGTTTGCCAAGGGTCATTTTCTGGCTTCATATTACGTTGCACTTCCTCTCGGCTAGCAATACCTTTTGTGACAGCAATACCAAGAGCTGCAATAGCGCGACCCCAAGCACTTGTTTCAAGGGTCATTATCTCTGCACCTTTAGCAAAACCTCTAGCTGGTACACGTTCCCAAGCCCAACCACTTGCATAATTTAATTTGTCGCGATCTGGATATGCAAACGCTTTGCCATAAATATAAGTTTCGCCACCAAACTCCAGGATTCCCTTGTATTCAAAATGCAAAGTGCCCTCTGGGTATTTGTCGTAAAACATTTGAATACGATCTTTAACTTCTATGTAGTTCTTTAGATAATCCATCTAGTTGACTCCTATAAATAGTCCGTAAAATTCTTGCAGCTGTTGCATTTTGTTTTCACAATCACATCTCTCAAATATGCATCTAGTTCTGTGGTAATGATCCATTGTGTGATATGCGTGTGCTAGTAAATGTGATATCGGATACCAAACTTTATCCATCTTGCCCCTCTCGTTGAAACGAGATTAAAGCATTGGTCTGTCAAAACACAGCATTGAATTATAACAATTTGGTAACGGCTTTAACGCCAGAGTTCACCTTCGGCTATAAATGAACCATCTTTATTGAAAGGCACTAATTCTGGTTTAACTTTGCCATCTTGTTCATAAAGTATTCCAAAGCCTGCTTGCCAGTTAGCGTGTCCTTCTTTCATATAACGCATACCAGCAGAATTAAGATCACAAAGATGCCCGACTTCCATACCCCAAAGTGTTTCAAGTTTGCCAGCAAATCCGTGACTTGCAGAGCTTATGCCTTGCCTATGGGTATGACCACAAACAACGTTTTTACCTGTTCTTGTAGCTAGTCCAAGAGCTGTTTGTCCTGCGTGATTGTAAAGCCTGCCCTCGTCGCCGTGACCCATAATGACACCTTTGGCAACTTCTGTTAATGATCTGTTGTAAGTGACGTTAATATCTTTATCGTTGTATCCAAGTAGGTTTTCTATTTTGATTGCGTCAAGTACTGCAAATGCTGGTGCGTGACGGCTGACATATTTTTCTATGCGTATTGTGTGATTACTTCGTTGAATTAGAAAAGGCTTACTGCGTCCAATAGCACTACGGAATTCTTTGAGTAAGCCTTTCAGCCCAAGTATATTCTTTTGTAACGAGCCTTCAAATTCTAGGGCTGTTCCACGTGCATAAGTTGATATTGTTTGGCAATCAAGTTCATCACCAACACAAAGTAATTTATCTGGTTTAACGTAATCTATGTAATCTAAAAGGGCTTCAACGTAAGATTTCTTAATAAAAGGATATTGCAAATCTGATATAACTACGTAACGCTTAATACGTCACCTCGTTTTTCGTTTAGGCTTCCCTAACTGTGACTCAATACTACTAATAGTTGTTGAAATTTTCGATACCTCAATTTGTAGGCGTGTTACTTTATCGTTAAGTGATGAACCACCATTTGGAAATAACTGGGATTTCATTTTAGATATTTCTGCAGTTGCTTTAATAACCAAAACAAGAACAGTAATAAGTAAACCAGTAATTCCAATAAGTTCATTTATCATTGTCCATGAAACCATTCAGGATCATAAAAATCATCATCTTCATCTTCATCTGGTGAAACAGTAAACTGATATTTTTCAGCTGCATAGTTAATGATGCCAAATACTGAATGTTGTGGCATATCTTGATTTGCAACAATTTTTACAGTTTTCTTTTTACCATCAAATAACTCTAAGCAAGCCACAAAGCCCACAATAAGTTTGCCGTCTTCGTGTGCTGTATTGACAATGCGTACAAGTTCACTAGCCATCACGTCTGGTAGTTCAATGCTTTGTTTTTTTGCTTTTGGTTTAGACATTAAGATCAACCCCATTTAGTTTGTTGGTCCAACCAAGGTATTTGTAGCCCCACTTATCTGTTACAGCTGTGTAATAAGTAAGACCTATCAAGTCCTTGTCTGGAATATCGGTTGTCCAAATATAACCCGGCTTATGGCTTTGTATAGCAACGTGTCCGAATCGTCCGCCTTTCCAAAAGTGTGTCGCACCTATTGGAGCAATCATTGGGTCAGTAAATTTGTTCTTTTTAGGTGTGTTATCCCAAGCAGATATTGCTGAAGGAAACTTTGCAGGTATTTTCCAAGCTAAACGACAAATCTTTAAGCAAAGACCTTTAACACCTGTTTTACGTTCAATATGCCACTGCTGCATTTGATCTGCAGCTTGACGACCATTCATTAGTGTTCGTTGTTGTCTTTGACCTTAACGTAGCCAAAAGTGCTGTCGCTTGGTGAAATCCAACGAAGTAGTGGTGGAAGTATTGCTGCTAATCCTGCAGTTAGTAATGCTTGTGGATCTGTTACACCTGCAAGATAGCAGGCTATTGATGCTGCTAAAAATGCTCTGGCGTATGAGGCTAGGATTGCTTTGTAATTTGTCATAAAATGCTCTTCAATTCTTCTGCATTTAATCCAGCAACTTCTGCTAATTTTTTGATAGCATCTTGGCGCGTTTTTTGTCTTAATAATTGTTCAGCTTCAATTTTTTCTTGTTCTGCTTTATCGGCTTTTTGTTGAACAAGAAATTTTTCTTTTTCTGCACCAGTTAATTCTATTACTTCGTCATTGATGCCTATTTTGATTGATTCAGATTTTGACATTGTCGCCATTCCTATTTTGCATATCCGTAAATTGAAACTGTGCCAGCCACACCAGTACAAAGCAAAGTAAAGCCATCAAATTGTGTAGTTGCAGCAAATCTACCACCTGAAATTACTGTATAACCATTAGAAGGTGGGTCAAAGCCAAGTAAAGCAATTTGTGTTTGTTGTGCTAATTGTGGTGCAAATACGTCACAACTAAAACCAGCACTATCTGTACCAGTCAGAGTATAAATAGTTTGGAATGAAGTTGTGCTTGAAGAATACTGTGAGGTATCATCACTACCAGGTCCACCAACTGCACCTCTATAACTTCTAAAACGATAATTCGTTGAAGTGTTATCAGCAGAAGAAACACGCAAACGCATAGTAATAAAACCGCCACCTGAACTTGTTAAATTACTTGCAACAATTTTGTAGTTGTTATATGTAGAAGTAAAAACATTATCAAAACTTTGAGTGTTAACACCGGAAAAAGTTGTTGTGCTTATGAGTGTTAAACCTGATGAAGCTGTAGCCCAAGAAAAATCCATTTGGGTGCTTGAATTTTTGCGTAAAACTTGTCCACTTGTTCCACCTCGTAGATTTGCCATTGAGGAATCAATTGAAGAACCAAGTGATCGGATTGCACTTGCCCCATCTTTAACTAGACCTGTGTCGTCAGGGGTTGTCCAAGAATAATTTGTGGTTGTTGCCATAGTTACTTATCCTATCGTTAAGTCAAGCCAAGTCAAGACATTATCCAAATTCTGCCATTGAGTTGTAGGTGAATAGTCTTCCCATTGTACTTCAGTTGTTGAGTAAATCTTGTTACTTACAAGCATTTGAAGATCTAATGAGTTTTTGCCAAGAGTCCAAGTCCAACCCTCAATATAACCCTCAAATTCACCTGTTGGGAATAAGCCAACTGGAAGAGATGACACAAATAAAGCTTTATCCATTGTGATGCCAAGTAGTGAATTTCTGGTTGTGTCAGACAAGTTGCCGTTGGCAAGGTTTAAACTGAGGGAATCAAAACCTGTTTTTGGTGTGCTTCTAAGAGCTACAAAACGTGTTGCCTGATTTGTGGCTTCTGTGCTGTTTGCAAGAAGTGTTGTGTTGACCTGCTGGATAACACCATAAAGGTTAACTGAGTCATCATCAATTGCTTCAACTTCTGCTATTGGATCACCATATTGAACAACAACGTTATTAACAATGTCTGCTGTTTGAAGTCTAGTTTGAACACCTTGTGATGAAACAACTTGGGCGTCAAAAGGTATCAGGTTTGTTCCATAATTATTTGTTCTACGTTCAGCATCAGCATAACCAATGTTGCCTGCTGTGGTTTCATACATATATCCAAGACCTGTGAACGCTGTGCTGTTGACCATATCAAAAGCGTTATCTGAACTAGCAGCTCTTGAAAGAAGCGTGTAACGTCCAGCATCAATAGTGTCAATGCCTTGAACACCATAAGTAGCCCAAGTTGCAGTAACTGGTACATCTGTCCATTTGTAAGTTGTGCTTAAATCTTCCCACGCAATATAAAGTGTTTCCTGTAAAATTTTTGTGATGCGTGCACCATCAAGTTCAGATGGGTAAGCAACTTGTCCAGCGAATCTTTTAACCAGTTTTGATAAAGCACCTTGAGCTTGAATTTGTAGCACATTTGCAAAAGTGCCACCTGCGCCTGCACCTGATAAAACATTTGAAACACTTGAAACTTCACCTGTGAATAATTTAACAAACGTGCCAGAAGTGTTTTTGGTTTCAATGACAACTGAATCAAGCAGATTAACTGTTGGGCTTGTGCCTGAAAGATTAATTAACTCTAGGTTGCAGTAACTTGGTTGTGTTTGGTCAAATATGTCAACGCGTCCTGCTGTGATTGTGGCGTTGTTTAATATTTCGTTTGTGTACTCAACTCCAGCAATAGTAACTCTGTGTGTGGGTGTAAATACTGGCACAATTATCTCAACGCAACTCTGACAGCTGAGGCTGGTACTTTAATACCAGAAGTTTTTGATGCAGTACCAAGTACTTTAGTTACGCTTCTTGCAACACCTTGTGGATCTATTGCACCTGACACGTTAACCACAACATTGTTTACAGCGTTCTTTGCTGAACTTGCTGCGCTTGTTGCTGGACCAACAAGTGAAGCCAAATCTGGTAATGGGTTGATTAAGAATTTGCCTATATCTGGTAAACGATTATAGGCGTTAATTACGTTGTCTATCCCATTTGTTATTGAAGTTAACAAATCAAGGAATTGTTTAAGTCCTGAGTCTTTACCTGAAGCACCAAGTAAAGCGTCACTAAAGCCTTTGAAAGTTTTGCCAAGTTCTGTTAAAGCAACACCAAGACCATAAGCACCTGTGTTTGCTGTTGTATCTAAACCATCATTAAATTCAAGTACTCTACCTTTAGCATCTCTTAATGCGTTCTTAACTGAGTTTGGTTGTCCACCTGTTAAACCTGCAACAAAATCATCGAGAGCAGGAACAAGGGTATCTGTAGCAAAAGTTGCAAATCGTTCTAATACTGGCAGTAAAGCAAAACCTAAAGTTTCTTTGGCTTCATCAATTGAAATTTTAATTCTGGACATTCTGCCAGAAAACGAATTAGCTGCTATGTCTGCTTGACCAGCAAAAGTTTCTGAGAGGACTTTTACAGCTGCGTCAAAGTCTTTTGATTTAATTATTGAATCGTCTAATGAAACACCAAGTCTTTTGAGTGCGCCAAGGTTGCCGTCGTAGGCTTTGCCTAAGCCCTCGGTAATTGTGGCAAGGTCTTTGCCTGTTCCTGCACTAATGTCAAGTGCTAGTTGTTGAAGTTTTTGGGCTTTGGTTAAATCGCCTGTGGATCTAACAAGTCTGTCTAAAGATGGTCTTAATTGGTCGTCTGCAACACCTGTGGCTCTAGCTGTGGTGTCTATGTAGTTTTCTGTAGCTTTGATTTGTGCGTCTGTTGCTTTGACTGTGTTGCGTAAAGTCTGAGCTAAACTTAGTTGTGCTTTTTCATCTTCAACGGCTGCTTTAACAGCATCTATACCAATCTTGACTGCCATAGCACCAGCAGCAGCACCAACGGCTAAAAATGCTTGAGCACCAACTTTTAGTGCGTCATCAAGTTTGTTAGTGAAAGAACGTGTCTCTTTATCGGCTTTATCTAAGCCGTCAATAAAGTTTTTTGTGTCAGCAAGTAACGCAAGTTTGAGGGTTCTAATATCAGCCATTAAATTCTGCCTGCCCAAGCGTCTCTAACTTTTTCATAACCTGCTAACCATTCTCTTGCAATAGTGGGTTGAAATCTGGACATAGCAGGATACAACCACCAGCCTCTATTGCCTCTACCTTGAGAAGGAGAACGTTTAGGGAACTGCTTGTATTGCTTAGATCCAAACTCTGAACCCATTATCACATAACCTGCACTAAAAGCACTAGAGCCAACTTTGCCACGACCACCAATACTAAATGATGGTGCTTTATCTGATTTCGATACTTTAATTGATTCAGCAACTGCCATAGCTTGTTTAGGGTTATATGGTGCACGAGAAGCAGAACCTTGAGCATAAGCTGCACCACGTTCTGCTAAATCTTGTGCAATCTTTTTCATATCGTTTTTTGCAATATCGTCCATTTTGCCAAACGCACGTAATAAACCTTTGTAGTCTTTGTCAACTGGAATTAAACTGATTGCTTTAGCCATTATTGCGCTCGTTCAATACGTCTATAGCTGTTGCCCATAAATCGGGTTCTGCATTGAGCCAATAGTCTGGTGGTATCCCAGTTGCTATAGCCAGTTCGACTGCTATGCGCCCGACTGATCGGGCTTGGTAAAATTTGCTGTCTCAAAATCAACAGCTGCAATATCGGTGATTGTTGATTTCCAAGTGTCAAAGTTTTCCATCTTCTTTGTGACACGTTGCTGGATTTTGTGACCCAAGAATAAAAGCAGTTGATTACTTGGGCTACTTTCTTCAGTAAGAATTTTAATAATGGAACGATTGTTGTATAGTTCTTTTTCTGCTTGGGCAAGTTCATTAGGTCTAGTCCATTCTTCATAAACTTCACCTGTTTCTAATTCCCAACGTATTTTTAGTTTAAGCATTTGTGTGCCCCTGTTCTTTGGTTGTTGTTAAGCTGTTAGGTCTTCTGTTGGAATTCCTACAACTTGTAATGATACTGAACATTGTTGTGCATCTGCGCCAGAAGCAGAAACTCCTGGGTATTGTGGCAATACTGTTCCAGTTAAAGTTACACCTGTTTGTAAAGTTAATACGAAAGCAAGTGCTGTATCTGGTGCAGTTTCAGTTGCGTCCCATAATGCTTTGTATAAGCTGTCTGGGCTTTTACCTGCGTCATTTAAGAAAGTTAAATCTAAAGTGACGTTTGAATCAATGTACTTAAATGCTTTACCTGCAAGAGTGTCAAAAGTTAAACGTTCTGTTGCAAAGTTGATAGCAGAACTCAAAATTTGTTCTGAGTAATTTTTGGTGGCAATAGTCAAAGTTAATTGACGACCACTTAAAATAGTTGTTGCCATTGTTACCTTTCTTAGCCTGTGTAGGCTGTTTGTAGTTGTATTTCAGCAGTTAATAGATCGGTACTATTTGTCTGCCTGATTCTAGGGCTGCTAACCGATAATACTAGATAGTTTAACGGAATAAGTCCTAAAATTGTTTCTATGTCATCTTCCAAGTTTTTTAATGCGCTTGGATTTGAATACGTGGTACTAACAACTTCTAGGGTTAGTCTTACGTAATAGTTTTTGCTGTTACCTATAACCATTGGTTCAAGGTATGGGTCCGAAGCCAAAATTAGGCAAGCTGGTGGGATTATGATTTCTGGGACGTGGTCATAGCAAGAATAGTTAGTGTTTGATGTTAATGCTGTTTTAAGTGTTGATCTAAGGTCTGATAAAGCCATAGATTAACCGACTTGACTATTAGAGTCTATGTATTTGCTTATTAAACCTGTAACTTTGTACAAAAGTGTTCTGCCCATACGATATGGGGCTGGTGTGTAGTCTAGGGCTTGTTGTGTGCCACCTGCAGCTAATCTTGATTGAAATACGTCAATGGCTATTTGTAAAACGGCTTCTTCTATTGCTTTGACGTTGTTATATTGTGATAAATCATTTGCTGCTGCAATACCATTTGGCACTACAGCTCTAAAATCTTGGTGTACTGTTCCATTAGTTGTTGTAATTTTGTATGTGTAAGAATCAACAATTTCGGATACAGTTTTTGATCCGTTAATATGTGCTTCTATTCCAGAATGAACAACTGATTGTCCTACATAAAATTTGTGTGGTGTTGTTGTGTGTAAAATTGCTTTAGTTGCTGATTCATATCTGTGATAATGAACTGCAACTTTCCATTGGGTTAAAAAATCACCAATAGCGTCTTCTGCTGTGTCAATGATTGCATCAAGTGCTGTGTCGTTGTAAAGGGAAGATGAAACACCAAGTACAGCTCTTAATTCAGCTGCTGAAACTAATACTGGCATTTTCTTTCCTTTCGTTTAGGGGTGAGGGTGGCACAGGGGCGAACCACCCTCACGTTTTTAACCTAGGGATTAGGTTAGGTTGAAGCGTCTAACTCCACCAGATACGAGTACACCTGTAGCCATGTAGCCATAAAGTGCTGTTTCGATTTCACCTGATGTTGGTGTGTTGGTTGATAGACGTAGTACTGGGCTTTCGTAGATTGCAACTGATGATGGAACAACAATAAATGCTGATTCGTCAATAGTTGTATTTACTGCGTTTGGATCTACGTAAAGGTCAAGACCTAATACGTTTCCACGTAGTGAACGAGGTCCTGCTTGTCCACCAGCGTTAGATGTTGCACCAATTGCGTTGTAAATTGGGCGACCTGTTGAATCGGTTGCACCCATTAACAATGACCATTGTGAAGTTCCTGCAATATATGCAGATGGTGTTTCACCTGTTGCAGAGTATGCAGCTGCTGTTTCAGTTGAAACGAAGCTGATGATACCTGCTGAGGTTGCTGCTGTGGTTGCAGCTTGTGTTCCGCCTGCAGTTAGAGCAGCAATTACTGCTGCATCTGTTGCTTTATTGTATGCTCGTTGCATATTTTCAAGCATGGCTTGGAAGAATGAAGGGTCGCTTCTTTCTAACAATTCAACTGAGTAGCGTTGTAATCCTGCGTACTTTTTAACAGTTAAGTTTGTGTATGCAGAAACAATTCCTGTTTCAGATGGTGCAGCACCTTCGTCTGTTTCTGCAACTGTTCCAGAAGTTGTGATTTTTGGTACAGAGATTGTCATACCAGCTGCTGGAAGCGCACGTGATCCGATTGCATCAATTGCTGGACGTGAACCAATCAAAGTGTCAACAACTGTTGAAACGTATTGTACTGGTTTGAAAGCAGGGTTGGTTGTGAAAGAATCATCTGCTGCAGTCATTAAGTTTGCAGCTTGTGCTTCTGCGTGTGCAACAAATGTTGCTGATTCTTGGTTACCAAGTTTTGCTTTGATTGAGTGTTCTAAATAGGAAGCCTTTGAGTTAATTGGGCTTCTTGGTGCTGTGAAGATGTTAGGACGCACGTTGCGTTCTTTAGCATCAACAGCTGGAGCGACAACAGCTTCTACAGCTTCGTCTTCCTTTACTTCTGGGGTTACTTCGTTTGACACGATAGTATCCTCGCTTTCTGTTGGTTGTGAAATATCTGCTTTTGCAGCTACTTCGGTTATTTGTGCATTTTCACCAAAGGCAGGGAATGTTACGTGTGAAACTTCTTTTAATGTTGCTGCGTTTACAACTACATTTTGGTCGTTTGTAACAAAATCGTCTATTGTTGCACCGATTGAGAAGCCTGTGCGTAGTCCGTCTTGGGCTTCGATTAGTGCGTCGTCACCTGCGTTGGTTCTTGCAATTTTGAATGTTCCAACTATTCCTGTGCTGGTTTCTTCAAATGATTTTAGTTTGCCGATTGGTTTTCCCATATCGTGTTCGGTAAATAATTTAATGCCGTCACCAATTTTTAATGATCCAGCGTTAAATATTACGTCACCCATATTGGTGTGACCAACTTTTCCAAAAGGTACTATCACGCCTGTGAGTTCTCTTTTGCTTGTGCTTGCTGAGATTATGTCAGTACTAAATTTAATTAGGGTCATTGACTAAATCCTCTCTTTCTCTTGCTTCATCTACTGTCATTACGCCAAGTGGGATAAGTTTTTGGTAAATATCTGCTCTTTCGTTTGCACTTGGACTGTAGAATTCTTCTAAGTCAAACTTGACGATTGAGCCTCTTGGTGTGATGTCATTATCTGAAAGTCTTTGTGTAATGCAAGCCATTAAAGGTCTTAATGACATATCAATTAGGTTTCTTCTTTCAGCTGTAACGTTTGAGTAGGTCATTGATCCACCAGCGTTACCACCTACATAGTATTCAGGTAAATTACAAGCCCTAGCAATTTCGGAAGCCATATATTGACGTGCAGCGTTTAGCGTTAATTGTTCTGGGCTAAAACCTATGCTTTGAAAGTCGATTGTGTCGTTAACAAAAGCTGTGCCACGTGTTTGTCTGGCTAGTTTCCAAGAATCTAATAGGGCTGTAACTCTTTCTGCTGGCATTGGCAAGTTTGATTTTAATACAACGTTAGGTGTTGGTTCTTCTGCAAATCTTTTAACTGCTTTTTCTAATGCCAAAGCAGTAAGAATAGTTGTTCCTGCTCTGTTTAATAATCCTTCGTCATATCCTGTGAATGGTATTAAAGAACCAAGACCAGAATTTGGTAATTGTGCGTTATCAAGTGTATAACCTGTAACTGTGGTGCTTGATTTGTCTAAGTTTTTACCTACGCGACTTGCTGAAACCCATTGTGCGCTTAATGGTCGTCCATCTGTGCCAAGTTCAAGTATTTGTAAATATCCGTTACCTGTGAATAGCAAATCTTCGGCAAGAAATGTGTAAACAGATTGTCCAGTCATACGTGGGTCTGGTTGTCTGATAAATGGTGGGGTTGGAACTTCTGAGTTGTTTGATTCGCGTCTAACTTCTAAAGGTAATGATCCGATTGTTGCACAAATAATGTTTCTAGCTCTTGCAACTGCTGGTACTTGCATAGCTTGTGCACGCAAAACACTTGTTACACCATAAACACCAAATGGTTGTGAATAATCTTGATAATTGTATGGGGCTACAGCTGCGTCCATTTTGTTGACGTCGTCTTGTGGTGTGATACCTAAAAGATTTTGGAAGAAGCCCATAACTTCTAATTCTTTACCAAATCGTTATGTAAGTCAAGGACCTAAGCAACTACAATGTCTTGGTTTTGTGACCTTGAGCCGTACTGTTCTGCTTTACCCACTGCCAAAATCATACTTATTGCAGCTGTTGATGGTTTGCGTCTCATCACATACCACGCACCTGTGTCATTTGATTTCTTTATGCAACTGTTAACGCTTGCTGATAATTCTGGTTGGTTTGAATGAGCTAGTCGTCCACCTGACATAGCACTTAATACTTGGTCGCAATTGGTGTAATAGTCTGAGCCTTTAATTACGTTTGCGTTTATGCCTGCTTGTTTAAGTTTGGCTACAACTGAGTCACCTGTAAACCTGTTTGCTATGACTTCTTCAGCGTTGTAATGCTTTGCCCACTCTGCAATACGTCCTGCAATAAATAAATCGTCAATTGGTGAGTCTTGTTCTTGGTATTCCATTAAACCTACAGCTATTGATTTGTCTTCTAGTATTTGTGAACCTGTTAAAGCCCAGGAGTTACGCTCTGGACTTATTTCAACACCAAGCCAAGTTGGTCTGTCGGGCTTGAGTGATAGGTTTGGTTGCATACAAGAATTCCAAGCACCTTGTTCCCAAGCTGAGTTCATTGTTTCTACCCATTGGCATAACACTTCTGTTTGAAAGATTTCCGGTGGGTCACTAAGCCTTGCTTTAATTGCATCAACTGAGATTGTTCTTCCTAGTGCAGGGTTTGCTTCTTTCCAACCTTCAATGTCACTTAATTTTCTTTGTGGTGCTGCTGACCATTCCATAAAACACAAAGGGTCGTCTAAACCTTTTTCAATTTTGTCTAAAGCACGTTGCCTCATAGCGTTAAGCACAATTGAGTAATGATCTCCAGCGTTGCTGATACCCCAGAATTGTGAATTAGGTCTAGCGTTCATAGTGAACACAAGTGCTGAGTAGGCATCATAAGTTTTTTGTTGTCTAAGCTCATCAAGTATTACTAGATCAGATGAAAGACCTCTTGCACCACCTGAGTTACTTGCTACAATTTTGTAACGCATGCCGTTTTTTAGCATTACTTCTTCTCGACCATTAGCACGTGTTACGTGTTTAACTTTTTTGCGTAACCAGTCATAATTATCTATTACTTCTACAACTTTCTTAAAAGTTTCTAACGATAAGTCTCTAGTTTGTGCACTTGCGATTTGTAGTTCTTCGTCCCAAAGATAAAGCCCCGCAAGAATTCTCATTCTCAGTAAATGTGTTTTACCATTTTGTCTAGCTGCAATAGCCAGCACATTTTTGTAAGCCCAAGTGCCATCTTCTTTAATCTTTGAAGCCTCGTCAATTAAATATGCTTGCCAATCAAGCAAAGGCATATCAATTTGTCGCGCAAACTCTGCGACCTCGTTACCTCTAGTTGGGAGAGCTAGTGGAGTGGTCTGAATTCTCGGGGTTGAGTTTCCTAAGATCGTCAAGGATATCTTCACCAACTTCTAACTCAGGTTTTTCTTTACGACCAAACAAGCTGAGACCATACTTGTCTAACCCAGACTGCAACTGTGATAAGTATTTGATTTCTTCCATAGGTTTTAACATTCCAGAATCCAAAACACCAGCAATAGTAAACAAAGCAGCAATACCAGCAAGGTCTAACTCTGTAATGAAGCCCTGACGTTGTGCTTCTTCAGTTGCCTTATCAAGTGCTGGCAATATGCGCTGTTTTTCTTCTCTTAAGCCCATTTAATTTCCTTTTGGCTTTTCAAACGGACTTTTAAGACATTCTGGGGAGAAAAACATAGCAGGGGTCGGTGGTGTCCTGTTGCTCACAAAAAACCGCCCACCCTTACTTAAATTGCACCTTGTGCAGCTTGCAACTAGGTTGTCATCACTATCTAATCCACCAAGCCTTCTAGGTATCACATGATCCACAGTTGTAGCCTCTTGATTGCAGTATTGACATATATACCCATCACGCCTCAACACTCTAGACCTGATAGATCTCCAATGCCTTGTTGATCCTGTTGATCTTAATGCACTCTTACTCAATACCATCCCTTAATCTTATGATGTGCTAAAGCATTACAAGGATTATCGTATCGCTTCTTAATGTATTTTAATTGCCAATCAATCTGTTTGTATCCATCAACTGTTCTTAACCATTTGCTTCTACCTTGAGGAATACCATAATGACTACCATTCTTGGCTTTAGGATTCCATCTAGATTCTTTGTAATTCAATTCATCTAAACAGTAAAACTGATCTAAGTTGTTAAGCTGCATAAAAGCCCATTGACGATAATGATTTGTTCTATCAAAGGATGCAACGGAATAAGTCTTTTCAAAGCAAAGAGATACAATGAATAGAGCGATCCCAACTAGCCAGCACCTTGCG